TCGGCATGATCTCCGCCCTTGTAGACATGAATTTGCCGCTGGAGTTCAATTGCCGACTCGATATCAGCATCCTTCTTGTCATTGCCGGAACGGAGTGCCGGGGCATCCATTTCCTTCTTAATGGCGTCGACGGCCTGCTGATAGGTCTGGAACTTGGTGACCAGTTCGGCGTAATCCTCGGATGCCTTTTTGGCGAGGGCCTTGGTCTCTTCGTTCTCAGCCTTGACGCCGCCGAAGGCGTTATTCAGTTCGGTATACTTGGCGACCATTGCCTCTTCGGACTTCTTGAGAAGCGCCGAAACGTCGCCCAGTTCCTTACCGAGAGCCTCAAGCGTGATGGCAGCCGGCGCGTCCTTGAAGAGCGCCATACCCGGGAAAATTGCGAGCGACAGAGATGCCGCAAGAGCAAGCTTGGTCATTGGAATTCCTCTCCGTGTTGACCGATAATATTAACTGGTAGTCAAGATGGCCTTCATCGACTGCAGATGCATATAGATGGCGGTCATCTGTTCCGGGTCCAACACGGGAGCCGGGGGCTCGGGCGTCGGCTCTTCAAGAGAGTCGTCGTCCTTGGTGACGAACAGCGCCGAATGCTTCTTCATGAGAAGCACCGCCGCGTGAGCATCATTTCTATTTTTGCAAAGGCCCGCCGCGACGAGAGCCTTTTCAAACTGCGAAGGAGTGGTTATTACGCCACCCTTTTCTGCGTCCTTGACCGCGTCCTTGACGTAGGTCATGACTGCTTCCTCATTCCCCGCAAAGGGCACGACGGAGACTTCGAAAAGATCGCCCTTCGTAATGTAGAGATATTCGACTTCGGGGTCGGCAGTCACCTTCCAGTCATAATCTTGAAGGAAGAACCCAACCGAGAATGACATACCGCCATTCATCTTAACCGCAAGCCAAAGATCGCGAGCATAGGAAATGCTTAGCTCAAACTGAGCTTCGATCCAAAGCCTGTCGCCGCGATACTCGAGAAGCTTGATGACTCCGATAGGCCAGTCGCGATCATGGCCTTTCAGAAACTTAATACCTTTCGGGCCTGACAAGCCACGCTTGGTAATAGCATCCGTGAATGCGCCGGCCTCGACCACATGCCCGTAGGAGTCGAGATCGCGAGTCGAAGCCCAGCCGGCTACATAGCCTTCCGGGATATCGTCACCGACTGCCGCCTTAAGCTCAGTGTCACTGGCAGAGGCGAAGTTGATCGCGCATTCGATGACCATTCCCTTGGCTGAGGGGGCCTCTTTAGTCATTAGGATACGCGACTTCATGCGCCATCTCCCGGTTCAGATGTTGCCACAGGGGCAGGGGTTCCAATCTTCGGCAGGGGGCCAAGCTGAGCGCCTTGCTTACCGCCGATCTTCTTATAACCAGCTAACTCACGACGCTCATCGATCGTGAGAAATCCAAGCTGGTCGATGTCTTTTGCGCGAGCGGCACGAGCAGCGCCGATAGCAGGAATTCCGTCAATATCGAACTTGATCAGCATTCCAGGTGGGCAGAGAGCTTTCGTCAGCCCTGTGGCAACTGGCGAGCAGTAGCCGGGGATAATCGTATCCTCATAAAAGGATGCCCGCGACCCATCGTAGTTCTGAGCATACTTCGCACCATCGGCAGCGCCGAGCCCAACGAGAGCATTCGGGATACCGAAAGCCCGAGCAATCATGCGAGCCATATCATCGGTGGGCATCTTCGAATGAATGTCAGAAAGATCATTGTCAAGCTCATCGATCTTAACAGTGAGACCACCAAGGAATAGAATATTCCCGCTATTCTCGGCTCCTGTTCCACTATCTTCGATATGCTCTTTAATGGCTTCTTTCTGAGGATCAGTGATCGTCTTTTCAGATGAGATCACGTATTTCATATTCGGATGACCTGAGGCAGTATCAGCGGCACGCTGCATAAGCATCCGCATAATCTGCGAGGGCAGACCGATTGCCCTGAGAGGCGTCACGTTCGTCGTGAAATCTACTTGACCCGAAATCGTGGGGGTCGAGATTTCATAAGCGTACGGCCTGCCGTCCGGGGCTTTTTCCCGAACAGGCAAAACTTCCGCCCCTTCCCCAGTGCCGTAGGTATAAGAAGTCACCAAGCCTCTCGTATCGGTATTTTCCTTCGTGACTCCTACCGAAAGAGGATAGATGCCATTCGGAAAATTCTCAACGGTCAATCCGATCTTGAATGGGATACGCCCAAAGCAAGCGTAATTAAGAGCCATCCAAAACCGAAGTTGATACGGCGAGAAATTCAGATTAGGACTTTGTAGCAAAGCATTCATCTGTTCGATAGCCCGCTTTCCAGCGGGCGTCGAAGACTCGGGATCAGCCTCAGCATACCATTCCACGGTTGCAAAAGCCTGAGCTACGGTCTTAAGGCAAAAGAATACGAATGGGTGGCCCATTGCATTCTCAGCGGTGATTGCATTCTCGTATGAAACCAGCGGCGCTTGCGTCTTTGCACGCATTGTATTCGGGGCAGCCGGAGTATCGGACGGCTTGGGGTCGGGAGCCCTTTTAAATAGATTGAAAAGGTTCCACTCCATTTATCTGCGTCCTATGTTGAGCCGGACGACGCCCCCGGTCTTATCCGGGATATCGCCCTCGGTTTGAGCATCTTCGGTTGCATATCGGACCGCATCCCAAAGGTGATTGTGGGCGTCCACAGGGATTGGAAGGGGCTTGCGAGTAATTCGATCCACCTGCCAACTATAAAGGCGTGCTTCCTCTCGGAAGTATTGGCAATCGGGATCGATAATGATCTCGTATCCCTGCAACCAGTTGATGCCGGCTTTGACCGATCCGGGGCCTTTCTTTGCTCCTATAACGTTGTAGCCCTGCGAGCAAAGATGATCAATCGTGCCCGGCTGAGATGAGTCAGCCTTGACCTCATTCCCGATATTCTCTAACACAGCGTCCAATGCTTTGGTGAGATCGCGGATTGGTATATGCCCGCAAAATTCCTTAGCGATATAGATTTGGCGATAGAGATTATTGATGTAGACCTTAACGATGGCACTTGGATCAGAGCCGAAGCCAAAGTCCATTCCATAGCGCGGAGGCGACCAACCAAGAATATTGGCGAAGTCTACGCGACCATGAGTAATATTTGTGAAAACCTTGGTATCGTAGGTATCGTCATAATCCCCTAGCCAAACATGCCGGTAGCGCGTAGGATTGCCGCGCATCATATGCCACATTTCATGCGGCATAGCAGTCTGGTAGAACCATGGATTATCTTCGATGCCCACCTTCATGATTATGCTATCATGCGGCGGATACCAAGTGCCCTCGTTATCACCCATTCCCCGGAAATAATTATCTACGGGGTCATTTTCATGCTCAGGGTTCCACGAGAATATAATCTGCGATCCCGGCTTACGAATTGTCGGGATAAGAATTTCAAGCGAACGCGCATTGATCGTCCGCGCCTCTTCGACCCAGCAAATGTCCGCGCCTTCAAGCGACTTAGCGCTATCAGGATTGCGGTCGAGGCCGATAAAGCTTGCCCTGCTACCGGTAATTTTATGAATGATTTCGCGCTCAAGAATGATAAACTCATCGCTGAGTCCGAGCGCTTTAATCTTCTGTTCGAGAAGCTCTTTAACTGAGTCGCGAATGCTCACCTGATACTGGCGAGCGCATACCACGCGAACGTTGCGCTGCGCCATAATAATGACGATAACGGTCGCGATGGCATGAGATTTCCCGGAGCCGCGTCCGCCAAAATAGGCTTTATACCGCTCCGGGCCGAATAGTTTTAAGAACTTCTCACCAAGAAATATCTTGGTAGCCGGTGGGGGCGTATCGTCAAGGGGTGGTCCCCCGTTATGATCACGCCCGAACAGCATTAATTATACCCTACCGCGCACCACTTTGGCGGGGTGGAAATTCGTCGGCGTCGGAGCCGAGCGAATGGTGGTAGATGCAATGCCTACCTTTGCGGCGGGCGCTGAGGTAATCGTCGTCGGGGCAGGCGATGAGACTCGCCGGCTGCTATTCGTGAATTTCTTACCGCATCCGCAACCCATTACTCTGCACCTTTCTCGCGCTGTTCCTCAACGCGCTTGTGCCAATCCTTCATTTGAAGAATTGTCGCCATCGCTGAGGTCGTTGATAGGAATTGCTTAAATTTCTTCATGAAAGCCCTCGCTTCGCTGGTTATCTTATGAGAGCTATCAGCACAAGGATGATTGTGCAAGATGCAAAAGGCAGCGCTCCAAGGAAAACGCCGCGCATGAAAAGGCACCAAGGACAATCGATCCAAATTTGATCCATGACCTTTTTAGCAAGCCACTCGTCGCCCTGCATCCACTGTGGCAAAAAATTGCGCCATCCCCACCAGAAAAATCGATCAATCAACGTCCCGGAGGACTCGGGCAATTCCTCATTGCCTTCATTCTCGCGCTGGGTTTCGTAATCAATTTCCTCAGGCATACGCAACTCCTAATGGTGATCTCGGTGGCTGGCGGGCCTCCGAGATCGTGATTGATTTACGGGGAAGTATTGCGTCCGATCTGCAATTGCCTGAGCGTATTTTGAAGAGTCTTGATTTCTTCGCCTTGCTCAAGAATTTTATCACGAGACGTATAAATACCGGAAGTCTCTCGCTGCAAGTCATCGATTTGGCGTTGCAAATTTATGACCTGTTGATCATAAAGCTGCCACGTTCTTTCGAGTTCCTTGCGAGGAACCTGCTGGTCTCTGACTTCTTTAACAGATATGCCTACCTGATTAAAGCGATCAAGATATTCAGCGCGAGTGACTATGCGGTTATTTTCATAAGCTGCACGGAAGTCTTGAAAGGCTGCAACTGATAACGCATTTACTTGAAGCGCCCGAATTTCCGCCTTGCTCTCCGTCATAGCTTCCCGAACGGGGTAGTAGAGAGCGCCGCCGATACCAAAAATGATAACCGCACAAACGCCCATAGCTGACCAGATGACTCCCCATGGGGTCCGGTCCTTGCTACGCAATTCAGCCGACATGTCGTTGAATTGCTTTCCGAACGTTTGCTGCATATCAGAGAAGCCTTTAGTCACCACCGTTTCAAGGTGGGTGATCCTTAGGCCCTGATTGTCAACTCGTTCGGCTAATCGGGCTACCCGCGCTTCGGGGTCGAAAGCGCCATTGCCTTCCATTTCTTCTCCTAGCATGTTGGGTTATTCACCCCCCTGCTTTTGCTACGGCAAACCCCGCTAAGAAGTTTACTTGCCGCCTATGCTCTTTCGTGCCATAGCTCGCGCATAAAATGCGAACCCTAGCGCTGCGAAGGTACCCAACGTCGAAAGGCTTTCAGCCCATTGAGCCGCCTGTTCCGTGGTGAAAATTTCACCAGCAACCGGACGAACAATAGTGCCTATGCCTGCGATGATGAGGCCCCAAATGATCTTGGATTGATACCAAGGCTCATTATTCGTGAGGTTCAAAATCCAAGGGCCGAGTTGCTTATTAAGCTCATCGGCCACGGGCTTTGCATCTCGCGGACTTAGCGGCGTGCCGGGGTCTTTCGCGACCTCGGTCACAGTTTCCGCAATTACCGCCTTAATTTCCCTCTTTGCATCTGCCATGCCCTGAACTCCCTACAATTGCCACAGGGGCAAAAAGCCCCTACCAGCGCCACTTATCGAACCATGCTTCAATCTTTGCTTGGTCGGCAAGGCTCGGAATGGTCCCGCAATGCAAAAGCTGGAACATGCGGCCATCAAATGCGCCGGGAGCACCACCTGAGGGCTCACCATTTTGGCTGAGAGCGCCAATGACTACGCGGTTATCGCTTAGAGCTTGAAGATTGCCACTCCGCGAATTATCCTGCGTAGAGAGGGCATCATTGAACCAAATCTTCATCGTGCTAGCAGGTTGGTTCACTTCATACTCATAAAGAGCACGAGGCGATACGCCGACGCCGCCGACTTGGACTTGCCACGATAAGCTCAAGCATCGAAGGTCAGCATAGGTTGCATTATCGCCAGTGCTGAGCACCATCGCACTTGGTCCAACGCCGTCGGAAGTAGCATCGCCAGAGGTTGACCAGACTCGCAAGAAGTTGTTCGTGAGATCGGACTCAAAGATAGCCCAGCCGTGATTTACGGCGAGCGCAATTCCGCCGATATCGCTATACATGCAATGCAGGTTAGCAGCGATGAAATCAAGCCCGCGAATGCCGCCAGACTGCCACGAAAGAGGGCGACGGCTAGGCGTATCTTGATAGACATGGAAGCCGTTGCGACCTTTATCTCGAATGGCTGCGACAGCTTGGCCGGGAGCGCTCACCTTAACTGTCATAGCGCGGTCGAGATACATATTATCCCAGTCGCCCATGTCCAACCAATACCCGCCGTCGCCGGGGAATATTGCATCCCCCGGCTGAAAGGCATAATAGTCTGGCGGATATTTCAAGTTTGAAAAGATGCGGTTCGACATATCAACCTCACGAAAGGCTTGCCGAGAAGCTCCGCACGCCGGTGACCGTCACAAGCTCGAGTTCCAGCACATCGCCAACGACGACAGGAATATTCACGGGGGTCGTGACTCTTGCCGTCGAGATGCCATTGATATTGCCAGTGCTCACGCCATTCTTAAGAACGCGAATAGTGGCAATCGTGCCTTGTTTGACTTGATGAGTCAGCTTGGTGAATGTATAGGCAATCGGCTGATAAAGCGTCAGCGGATATATTCCGGCAGCGACGACAGTATCATGCAAGATCGTGACATCGAAAGTCGGCTGAGTAGTAGCCGGAGTTCCCGGATCACCTTGCTCACCTGGATCACCTTGGGGACCCGGATCACCTGGGTCGCCTTGCGGACCTTGAGGGCCTTCAAGGCTGGCGAGCCATTGGACTTCTGTGCCGACGAAACCATTATTCAAGGCGACTTGATAGGCAGAGATGCCCGGATCACCGGCAGGACCCGCAGGACCCTGAGGACCATCTGGTCCTTCTGAACCGGGAATACCTTGAATACCTTGAATGCCCGGATTGCCTTGCACGCCCTGAGGTCCTTGCGGACCCTCAGGACCGGGAATGCCGGTGAATTCGCCATAATCGAGCCACGAGTTATCGGAGGTTCGATAAAAGAGCAAGTGACGCTCCATATCGCCGTTAAGCGACGGAGGCTGAGTCTGGTCGACGCGATCATCACCTAGGGGATCAACGAGGAATACCCAATCGACGTCGGCCGTCTCGATTTGAGTGATTTTCGCCTCATCGAGAATGCCGTATTCATTGATCACCAGAGCCGGACCCATCGGACCAATATTGCCCTGAGGACCCTGAGGGCCTTCAACGCCTTGCTCACCCGGAATGCCGGGCTCGCCTTGCTCTCCGGGAATGCCCTGAGCGCCATCTGAGCCGTCCGCTCCGGGCGAGCCGGGAAGGCCCTGAGGACCCGCAGGACCTTCGGGACCTTCCTCGCCTTGAAGAGACGCAAGCCACTCAGGCTCAGTTCCTACGAAGCCATTATCAACGGCGACCTCATAGGCTGATTTGCCCTCAGGACCGGGCTCACCCCCGCCGGGGTTAGGCTGCCACTCTCCCTCTCCGGGGCCAGTATTGACGAGAACGTCGCCAATATTGCCGCCCTCGGGAAGGCCGTTTCCAGTTCCCGGTGCGGGTGCCGGATTATTCCCCGGCAAGGGGGAACCAGCGTTCGGTCCGCAACGCGGAGTGCAAACGGTCATCGACATTTGATCATCCCTTTATTGCCACAGGGGGTTAAGCTCGTGGGGCTGCGCTCTTATACGGATGACCGCTCGGCAGCAACGAGGTATAGCCCCACCGATGGCACAAATATCCTTCAAGCTTTTGCCGTTCATTGGTAGTGATTTCATCGCCAAATGCGAGCAGTTCGTGGAATGAGCCTTCCCATCCACGAGGATCATCATTTCGACCCTTGCCAAGGTTTGCATAACCATTAGCACCGGTATTTAGAGTGATAGCCCCGGTAAAGAGCGTACCGCCATTAAATGCGATATCCTGACGCGTGGGTAGATGCGCTCCGAAAATAACGGCATCTGAGTTCAGCCAAGCTACCGTATCATCTCGCGTCTCTGCCTCAGCAAGAACTAGCGGACGATTGTTCGTGCTTGCTTTACCAACAATGCGATAGTTGCCCGTGGTATTTCCCGTGCCCCATCCGAGAAGAGCGCGATAGTTTGCAGCGCTCGCATTCGCAAAGGCAAGAGCAATCACAGAGCTAGGTTCGGCATTATCAGGAAATGAAGCAAAACTAGTCGTGAACATTTGCTGTCCACCAGTCATGCTAAATGCCGGCTTGCTATTGCGACCAGTAGGGCTATACGTCGGCTGCAATGATGCGCTGCCTTGCTGCCAATTAATCGCACCTACTCGAGATGCAAGAGCAAGAACTCCGGGACCGGTTCCGCCTTGCAATACGAAATCGCTTGGCGAATAGGCGTCATTCCAGAGCAATAAATTGTCAAGGTCAGATGGCACGAACATATGGATAACGTTCGAGATAAATCCTCCCGGAGTGCGGAAATCAGTCGCCTTGCCCTCTCGTGCCAGAGTAATGGGAAGGTCCTGCGTCGTTACGCCTGTGGCAACGCCGTCTAGATACCATTCGCCATCATCTGGAATAGTCTTTCGATAAACGGACCCGAGTAGCCCGGTTCCGCTAAGTATGATGATTGCATCAATCGGTCGAGCAGCCGCAAAGCTTGCCCGCAACTGGTTCCAAGCATGCATTGCGGCTTCCTTTTAGACCGGCTCTAAGTCGCCCGTCACGAACCAGGTATTCGTTCCGACCTTTGTCAGAGAAGCGCACCCAGCGAGAGCAAGAGTCAAGCTAAGCGTGGCCTTCTTTTCGAGGGTGACGCCCGCTCCGGGCGTGATCGTCAAGAGCCCCGCGCCGCGATTGACGAGGAAGAGCGTTGTGGTTTCACCATCCGCCGTATAGGGGAAAGCAATGTCTGCATTAGGCGGCACGGTGGCCGCTTTTGCCGACGCATTGGTGAAATGATTGAATTTATCTGCATCGGTAAGCCCGAGAGTGATTGCTGTGCCCGCATGCTCTTTAAGAGTCATTTGGGGAGGCTCGCCGGCAGGGCCGGGGTCACCTTGAGGACCTTCGGCACCATCAGCACCATCAGCGCCGGCAGGACCAACGAGAGACGCAAGCCATGCGGCCTCATCTCCTACAAATCCTTCGGCAACTGCGACTTCATAT